TTGCGTTGGACCCGGCTACCGCTTGTCCCCTATTGTCATCAGCATGTCGGACCGCTTCCGCGATCTGGCCGCGGCCAATAAGGGAGCGCTTGGGGAAAAGTTTGAAAAGGTCGCTCGATCGTTTGCCGATGCCGTCGGCAAAATCGACTTCGAGGGCATCGCGTCCGCGATCCTGACAATCGCAGACTATGCGGTTAGGGCGTTCAACGCAATCGGCGGCTTTAATACGGTACTTTACAGGATGGGCGCACTCATTGCCGGCAAGAGCATCATGGCTGTGGTGTCTCTTGGATCCAGCGTCATCGGACTGGCTCAGTCTTTCGGTGCTGTCGTGACTGCCGCGAAGGCTTTCGGCGTAGTTGCCACGACGTCGATGGGTCCGATCGGTTGGGCGCTTGGTGCGCTTGCTCTCGCGGCTGGCGTCGTCATCGCAAACTGGGATCGCATCGGTCCAGTCATTACAGAGTCGATCGGCTCTGTTGTCGACTTCGCAGCCGGCGCTTTTGATGTCTGCAAAGAGAAGTTTGGGGCTGTAGCAGGTGCGATCCTGACGACTGCCACGGGCCTTTTCCGCGGTGACTTCAAGACGCTTTTCGGCGGTCTCGATGATCTGGCGCTCGCGTCCTTCAATCTTCTGCCAGATGCGTGGAGCAAGGCGGCCGTGGCGTGGTACGAGAGCGTCAAGCAAACTGTCCGCGGCATCGGTTCGTTTATCTCCGACTTCTTCGCCAATCTTGATTTCTCGAGCTTCCTGCCAGACTTTGTGAAGAAGATGATCGGTGGCAGCAGTACTACTCAAAACGATAGAGTGCAGAGTGCAGAGCGTCCAGTCGACCTCGCACCTGTGACGATCGAGCCTGAAAGCAGAACTCGCATGAGCGGTCAGATGCTCGTGCGTGTGGCCGCTTCGCCCGGCACGACGGCACAGCTTGCAGGCATGTCAGCTGACGGCATGAAGCTTGTCGGCAATGTCGGCTACTCCGATAGATTTGCGGAGGATTACTGATGGCAGAAGAAAAACCTCTTTATGAGGCGTCGTTCCGCGGAGTTCCCTTTCATGTCACGAAAGTTGATCTGAAAGTCGGACGCCGCACGGTCACTCATGAATACCCGCAACGTGATAAGCCGTACGTCGAGGACATCGGCCGCGCGACGAGAAAGCTCACTTTCACTGCTTTCGTTGTCGGTGACGACTACATCGAGCAGGCTGAAAAGCTGATCAGTGCGATCGAAGAGCCGGGTGCCGGCACTCTCGTGCATCCGCATCTTGGAGAAATGAAGTGCTCGCTCGAACAAGTTTCGACGATCACTTTCACTGACTCAACTAGGACTGCGAGCGTCGTTCTCAATGCCGTCGAGTCTGGTGAGCTTGAGTTCCCGAAGACTGGAAGCGACTCTTTCACGAAAGCCTTCCAGGCTGCGGATGAGCTTGAAGACTCTGCGATCAAGTCCTTCTGTGACTCGATCGACCTGAGTTTTGCTAGCGAGTGGGTCGATGCCGCGCTGTCTGGTGACTTGCTCGACAAGCTCGGCATCATTAGCAACTCTGACTTGGCAGTCGTGTTCGACAAGGTTGACGAGATCAGCACTCTGGCATCGAAAGGTCTGTCGCTCATCAGCACGGATCCGAAGCAATTCGCATCGAAGCTGGTGGGGGCGCTTGGCCTGTCTCGTGTCGCATCGTCTGCTCGAGCTTGGTCTGGTGTCGCAAAGCAACTTAAGAACCTTACGCAACGCGAAAAGTTGCGCGAGGGGACGAAGGAGCTGGCACAGGCAAAGACAAACGGGCTGGTTCTGTCGAACGCTCGACGTGCAGTGCTTCAAAACCGTGCGGCAGTTGAGTCGCTGATCCGTCAGACGATGATCGCGCAAATGGTCGGCGTGAGTGCCGTCGTCGGTACAAGTTCCGATCAAGCAATGCCGGTAGAAGATGACGTTCAAACGTCTGAGTCTCTTAAGTCGACAGTGTCGAAGTCTTATGACGATCTTGTTCTGCTGAGGCAAGGACTGCTAGAGGTGATCGATGCAGAGCTTCTGATGACGACATCAGACGAGACGTATCTCGCGCTTGAGAAAGCACGTGTGGCGGTTTTCGAAGCTCTGACCGATCGCGCTGACGACAGCTGTCGGCTTGTCGTGGTCGAGCCAGGGGAAGTGCTTCCTGCGCTAGTTCATGCGTATGACTTCCACGACGACGCAACTCGTGATCAAGAGATTGCGATCAGAAACGCCGTGGAACACGAAGGGTTTTGCTCGGCTGATGAGCTGAAGGTGATGGAAGATGAATAACCGCGTTGAAGTCCGTGTATCCGGAAAGAGATACGGTGGCTGGAAGTCGGTAAAAGTCGATATCGGGATGGATCAAATCGCAAGAGGCTTCAAGCTTTCTGTGACTGACACATTTCCCGGCAACACAGACTTCCATCGCCTTCGAAACGGGGATCTTGTTCAACTCTTCATTGACGACGATCTTGTTTGTACTGGATACATCGATCACGTGAACGTCTCATACAACGGGACCGCGATCACCGTCGACGTTGACGGCAAGTCAAAAACTGTTGATCTGGTTGACTGCTGCCCCGTCGCAAAGTACGGCGCAGACTCAAGCTCAAGTAACTCTTGGGCCGGTGTCGTGGTCGGCAAGGACGGAAAGAAGGCGACGGTCAGCCCTGCGACGATCAAAACGACTTCATGGAAAAACTTGAAGACGTCGGAAATCATCGCTTCGCTGACTGCGCCTTACAGTATCGCTGTTCATGCAACTTCGTCAGTCGGTGACAAACTTTCTGATCACACTGTCGTTCCCGGCGAAACTGTTCACAAGTCGATCAACAGGTTGATCACAAAAGACAATCTTGTCGTCATGGATGACGAAGCTGGTGATCTGGTTATCGTCGAGCCGGGTGATGCAGGCGACTGTGCCGATGCGCTCGAGCTTGGCAAAAACATTCTTGCCGGCAGTGCCAACTACGACGCATCGAAGCTCTACAGCCGGTACGTCGTCCTTGGTCAGCATGCAGGTACTGATACAGACTTCGGTCGGACCGCGGCAGAGGACAAGGGCATTGTCGACTCGAGTCTGATGAAGCGCAATCGTTTGCTGGTCATCAAGGACAAGGGCCAAAGCACGAATTCCACTTGCAGCAAGCGAGCGGACTTCGAGAAGCGGTACCGCGAAGCCCAGTACACGGCGGCGACGTACACGGTTCAAGGCTGGCGTCAAAGCGACGGAAGCTTGTGGAAGGTCAATTCGATGGTTCGCGTCGCTGATAGACTGCTAGGTATAGAGAATAACTTGCTAATTTCCAAGCTCTCCTTTTCTCTGTCCAGTCAAGGCATGACAACGACGCTGACCGTGCTGGGCCGTGACGGCTATAAGCGCGAAGGTTCGTCCTCTGACGGAGAGAAGAAGGCGAATCCGTGGGTGGGGGTTGTCAAATGAAACGGCTTGCATTGCTTCTTGTTCTTATGTCATTACAGAGTGCTTGCTTTGCCGGCGTTGTCTGCGACGAAGCCGGATGGAACAAGTACGGAATGTGGTCCGATTGTCTGAAGTACCACAGAGAGCCAGGCAATACGGGAGGCGGTCGACCTGTCGATGCCAATCGCGTCGGTCAAGTCGAGAAGGTCCACAAGAACATTGACGGGTCCGTCACAGTCTGGCGTCACGGATCTTCAGACACTGAAGAATGGACGCAAGTTGACAAGGACACGTGGGAGCGCAAGCGTTGACCATCAAGCCAACAAAATCGAGCGATCGTAGCAATACGGTCGCTTTTTTTTATGAGCAGTATTTCTGATTTCGGGTAATCGGATTTAATGGTTGATATACCGTGGTGAGAATTATTTTTCACAACGGGCGGAATGGTTGACACGTGGCCACTTTTGGTGCATACTTTCCTCACCACATGAAAAAGATGTGGTCGGGATTGGCGTCCCGAACACATAGGCGCTCAGCGCCGGTCGTTTAATCGAGCGGCTTTTTTGTTGTCTGAGCGCATTGGGTATGCGTTTCGCGTACCCACCAGATGGGGTAACGAATCGTTATGCCATCTTGCAAGTCTCCGAATTCTGGGTGGGCTTGCGAGCTCCTTCGGGAGGCTGGTTCCTATGTGCCGGTACGCCAACTCGCAAGTCCGCCCACCACTGATTGGCGTCAGTGTGCGCGGTGTTAAAAAACACATAGGAGACTTGAATGTCTATCCCCACGATATTCTCTTTCGAGAATAATGCCGTCCGCACTCTTGGTGCGCCCGAATCCCCGCTTTTCGTCGCAGTCGACATCTGTTCATCGCTTGGATACGCAAACTCTAGCAAAGCGATCAAAGATCACGTTGATCCCGAAGACCTCATCAAGTCTGAAATCACCGACAAGCTCAACCGCATCCAGACGGTCAACTGCGTCAACGAGTCCGGCCTCTACGCTCTGATCTTCGGCTCCAAGCTCGAATCCGCAAAGCGCTTCAAGCGTTGGGTTACGTCCGAAGTTCTTCCCGCCATTCGCAAGAACGGCCATTATGAAGTGTCCACGGCATCGAACACGCTTTCCAGTGAAGAGCAATACGAGATTCGCAAGGCTGTGAAATCCCGCGCAAAGAATAGCTCGATTCACTACCAAACGATCTACAACGCCCTGTACGACTACTTCAAGATCGCAAGCTACAAAGACTTGACCAAGGGGCAACTTCAGGCTGCACTCACGTTCATTCACACGTGCGAGCTCAAACCACAGTTGACCCAGCCAGAGATCCCTGAAGGTGCTTTGGTTCTAGAGGGGTTCGAGGCAGAGCGTATCGCCCATTTCGTGTATTACTGGCGCTACTTGTTTAGGCCTGACCTTGAGTTAATCCTGCGTCTTCTGCAAACAGTGAACTCGCCTAAAGCGGCACAGTTCTACGAAGCGGTGACAGAGCTTCACCTGCCCTTGTTAGAGATGACGTTGGAGAAGCATGGCTACTCCATCAAGGAGATGAGTTGCTATAAGCACCTTGTGACCCAGCGAAACTAAAGTGAACCAACCATGACCGAAAATCCTTTCCAGTTACCCGGATATCAGGTGATCGGCATGCAGGATACGGGGGTGGCATTCGATGTCCACCTCCAACCACCTTCTCCTGTTGCCTGTTCCTCCTGTGGCACCATCGGAGACTTCGTTAAGAACGGGACACGTGACATAAGAGTCATGGATTTACCCGTGCACGGGAAGCCCGTGACGTTGTGGATTGCACGACAGCGCTTCCAATGTAAGTCTTGTGGCTCGACATTCAGACCAGAGCTACCTGGGATTCATCCCGATGCCAAGATGACAGAACGACTTCATCAGTACATTGAGCGAGAAGCCTTTAATGGCACCCATAAGGCTCTAGCAGAGCGCGTAGGAGTTGACGAAAAGACAGTCCGCACTATCTTCTCTCAACGGCTCGTGGCGCTCAATCAAGACTACAAACCGGAGATGCCAACCATCATCGGTGTTGACGAATTGTTCCTGAATCGGAAGTACAGAGGGATCATCACAAACATCGGACAACAAACCATTGTCGATGTTTTGGAAAACCGAAACAAACCAACGATTGAAAAGTTCTTAAAGGATCACGACACTAAGAACATTGAGATCGCAAGCATGGATATGTGGGGACCCTATCGACAAGCGTTCCATGAAGTCCTTCCAGATGTCTTGATTGTCGTTGACAAATTTCACGTTACACGTATGGCAAACGATGCCCTTGAGAAGCTCCGTAAAGGGCTCCACAAGAGCCTCACATCCACGGAAAGGCGACAACTCAAAGGAGATCGAAAGATCCTGCTTAAACGCGAAAACACGCTCTCTGACACGGAAATATTGACCTCGACTGGTTGGCTCAATAACTTTCCACAGCTACTCGATGCATACAAAACAAAGGAGCGCTTCTTTGATATATGGGATCTTGCAAACGATCCATATGAAGCTAAGCAAATGCTGGAAGCGTGGCGAAGTTCCATACCAGAGAAACAATTGGATATTTGGGCAGACTTGGTAAAAGCAAGCCGGAACTGGGAAGATGAAATCCTGAATTATTTTGCTACAGGGAAAGAAGTCACTAACGCTTTGACCGAGTCTCTGAATCGCAAAATACGCGATAAGAACCGCGATGGCCGGGGTTATTCGTTTGACGTGCTTAGAGGGAAAATCCTGTTTTCCACCCCTCACAAAACCAGGCGAGTCACTAACCGAAGTTCGCCGTTCAAATCCAACACAACAAAGTTCATGAAGAACTTCTCCTTCTTTGATTTGCTTCAACGCACAGAGCTTGAAGAGGACATCATCATTGACTATGGCGTTGATCTATCAACCATCTAAGCGAATATTTTGTGGTTGGTTTGAACCTCTCAAATCAACCACTTATTCCGAATACCCCTTTTCCCTGTCCTTATCTTCATTCTGCCCGACCAGTCAGCCAGCGCCACAGTGCTTTCCACTATTGATGTCGTGGCCTCCCGGGTATTTTGTTTCGAGAATTTTCCATAATCGGGTAGGAGCCCGTGGATTATTTCCACGGGCGTCCTCCCACACCACGTGGCGTACGGTTCTCGTACCACGCGGTTGTGAGCAGTCATCGGAGTTATCTCCGTCCTCTCTGTTCTTCTGCTTGCATCCCCTGTTCCCTTTACCTACCTCAGTAGACAACTCTGTTCCGCAGAGTTCTCATTCCGAGGCGCTCCCGTGTGCAGCATTCAGGCAGCTCAGAAAGAGGTGCGCGCAGCAGGAGGAAACTGACTCGCTTCGGTCCTTCCTCGAGTTACGAGTACTATGACCTCTGCTGACTCCTTACGACAAGTTTTGCTCCGGAGTTCGCACTCCGTCCGTAAGGCCTCCCAGGGTAAGGGCACAATCTTTCTCGTCATCTATCCGCCGCATTTACACCGAGAGTTCCGTATAGCTTGGGGCTTCAGTTTGTGTTGCAACCTTACCCACTCTCATATGCCTGATGCGGTTCCTGTTCGTCGGACCAACGGTTTGCCTAGAGCTTCCTTCAGATTCCACCTCACGATGGACACCCTTGCCTTCGGCTATGCGCTTGGTGCTATCCCCTGCGCTCGGGACTTTCACCCGTAATGACATGGACCACCCACCCGATGCCTAGGCAATCGACTCTCGCAGATCAATAATGGGGCATCACAAGCCTTCATGGAGTCCATATCATGGCTAGAAAGCGCACCCTGTCAACACTCGACACTTCTATCGCATACGAAGCTGTTGGCCTCGACCTTGCCAAGGAGGATACTGCCATTGCCGCATTCGGCCCTGACCACGAGGGGCCTTATCTCATTGACCGTATGCCCTACGACAAGCTCTATGAGCTTCTGGCAGACATGGCTCCGACCTTGGTTGCCATGGAGCCATGCAGTGGTGCTCATCAGATCGCCGAGCAGATTCAGGAGCTCGGACATGAAGTCATGATGATCAGTGGGCGGCATGTCCAGGCGTGGGTGAAGGATCATTGCAACGGTCAGAAGACCGACCTCAATGACGCGTTCGCCATCCTGAATCTGGCCTATGACCGTTGGCTGACGCCCATCCGCGGGAAGACGCGTGAGAAATGCCGTCTGCTCGCTCTGCAGGCCTCCTATCGCCAATTGAAGGGGCAACGAACGAAGACTATGGTGCACGTCAAGGCTACGCTCCATGCATGGGGATTCCCCATTCGTGCGGGCTCCTTCAACCAAAAGGTTTTGCATGAGCTGATCGATACCAACCGAGAAGCTTTCGGTGATGAAGTGGTCGAAACTCTGCACCTCATGATCAATCGGGTGCGTGATCTCGACCATGACATTGCTACGGTGCTGAAGCTCCTGACAGAGGCTACCAAGCGTGATCCGCGGGCTTCTCTGCTCCGTTCCATACCGGGATTCGGAATACTGACGATGAGCCGATGGTGCGCCGTAATCGGCGATATCGCAAGATTCGATTCCCCGAAGCAGACCATGGCGTTCGTTGGTCTTGTCCCGAACAACAGAATTACCGGGCATCACACGGAGACTTCTTCCGGGCGTGAAGCCCGCGGTCAAGGAAGGATGTCGAAGCGAGGAGACAAGATGCTCCGATCGCTCTGCATACTGGGCGCAGCCTCATTGTGCTTGATGGTGCGCAACGACCGGTTGCCTGACTGCCCGTTCGTTGCAAGCATCAAGGAGCGCCTGGCGTCGCCTCGACCCTGGTTCAAAGTCCTAGTCTATGTCGCAGCCAAGCTGGTGCGCATAGCTACTGCTCTCCTCAAATACGGAGAGACGTTCAGCTACGAGAAAGCTGGCATATCAAAGGCGGTTCTAAAGCAGTGGGAGCTTGAACAAGCCAAAGCCGCATAAGTTTAACCGCCCCAAAGAGAACAGTCCGACCTCAAGCAAGATCGATTCATGAGATGCCTTAAAGGCGCCGTCAAACAGCCATTCCCGGGTAATTGCAGATGCTTGCATTCGTTCTTATCTGGCACTGACGGCTTTCTGAAATTCATGGTGGGCATGGAATTACGATGGAATCCCGACAGCCCTGAGAGATTGGTGGATGGGCCTCTCGCATGAAGAGAATCTGCTTGAGCTGACTCCGCATCACCTGGTAATAGGATGCGGATCAGGGGAGCTTTTTTCCGTCGTTTTACCGCGTTCCTGGGCGGGCCCATTTTCTGAAATCAGGCGAGCAAGCTCGCTCAAATTAGTACGGCCTGCGGCCACTGCGAGAACGCATTCGCGCTCCCGCATCGCCTGCGGCGAAGAAACTTAGACATTTTGCTTGACAAGAGTGGGTGGTCCAGAGATACCCGAGGAGGTCTCACGGACGCCGTTC